GCGTCGCCGTGCTCGTGTACTGCGCCGTCACCTCTATGATCTGGATAAAGTAAACGTCGACCTCCGTCAGAAAGTAGGCGCCCTTCGCGCCGCGGCGCATGATTTCCTGCCGCTCGGCATTCATGTTCGGATAGACGACTTCGGGCGTCACCACCGTGTACAGCGATATCGACTGGATCAGTGCGTCGATCGAGTTCAAAAAGTTCGCGCGGTCGTTGACCGTTCCGCCCTTAGAAAATCGCATCTGAATTTCGAACGGCCGCAGCACTTTGTTATATGACCTGAACTCGCCGGCCTGCACCGGGTAGTTCGAAATTTCGTATTCCTGTCGCCGGCTGAATTCGAGCACCGAATCCGGGAATAGGACCTGATTGCCGCCCGAGTCAAACACGCCCCACGCGGGCGGCGACTGCGCTGCCTGCCACAGCATCGAGGAGATTGCCTCGGATGCAATCCCGGCAATCACTGGCGTCGCCGCACCGGCTGGCAGTTGCGGAATGCCCGGGATCATCAGCTAAGCCCCGCGTCCGCGCTCGCAATCAGCATCTTTCGGCGCACCGCTCCCGCCATGTCGCCCGCGATGCTGTTTGCGTCGGTCGCCTGCGTATTGACGGTGATCGAGTCAATCTGCACATTCGTCCCGCCACCGACGGCCGAGACCGGCGTACCTGGCGGGGGTGCAGGCGCCGCGGACGGTCGCGGCACGTTCGGCGTGGGCACCGAGCGCACGATATGGCCGCGCACCACCTGCCGGTTGCCGGCGTTGTTTTCTTCGTTGCCGGTCTCGATCCCGAGCCAGTCGTAGAATTTCGCCGCCGCCTTTTCGACTCCCTCCTCGAAGCCCGGAATCTTGTCGATGAGCGTTCCGATCCACACGCCGAGTGCAATGATACTACCGACCAATAGGCCACCGGGACTCAGCGCCAGCGTCAGTGCGCCGAGGGCCGTTACCAGTGTCCCAGTTGGACCGAGTAATTCGACAAGTTGTCCCAGCCCGCCAAACGCCGCTTCTAAGTGCGGATGCGGCTCCGCAATCCACTTCGCGAGAACTTCAATAAGTTGCAGCCCCTTTTTTTCCAGCCACGTAATTATTCGTTCCAAAAGCTCATTTGCCTTGTTTACCGCCGGTGTAAGTCTATTTAGCAATACCGACGAGTTCGCATCGATGCGTTCCTGCATGCGCGTCAATGACTGATCGAGGCGCACTTGCCCCTGAATCGTCTTATCCGTCAGCGAGCGCTGATCTAACTGCGCCTTGCGTAGCGCATCCTCCAGCCCGGCGCTGCCCTGCGCCACCGCTGCGGCAATGCCTCCGGGGAATCCGAACGACTGCGCAAGTTGCGTCAGTTCTCCCTGATCCGCTCCCTGCGCACGCTGGCGGTCGATCACCTTCGCCGCGTCTCGCGCGATGTCCCGGAAGTCTCGCGCGTGCCCGGCCGCATTGAGGTATGCAATGCCGAACCGCTGCAGCATCGCCAGCGAGTCGGCCACTTGGCCGTGATACTTGAGATTGAAAATCGCGGACTGCAGCCCTTCGACGGAATCCGCGGCGTCGTGCATCTGGCCGCCGAACAGTTCCGACACCTCGCCGAGCTTCTTTAGCTCCGTTCCCGTGACGCCGAGATTCCGGGACGTGAAGCCGACGAGCGCCAGCGTATGGTGCAGGTCCTTGAAGTACCCGACGACATCTTCGATTCCGCGCACTGCCACGAACATTCCGGCGAGGCGCCGCGTGAAGCCCGCTAGCTGTTCGCTCGATCCCTTGATGCCGTCCGCAAAGCCCTTGCTGTTGAGGCCGAGCGTGACCACTAGGGAGTCGATGACATTACCGGCCACGGGCTGATTCCTCCAGCACGCTACGGTTGAATGCGTCGACCATGACGACCTCCAGCAAGTCGTAGAGGTCTTTCACGCCATAGACGCTATCCAGTTCGGCGAGAGTAGCGAGCCCCGACGAAATTACCGCACCGATCGCGGCCGGGATATTCGCGTAGGTCTTGAGCCCGTGGGGATTGTTGCCGGCGAATCTGACGCCAAAGTCGATCCGCTCTCGGTCGAAAAAAAACCCGTGTGCAACCCGAGCACCTTCGTGCGCAGTTCCGTGATCGTCGCAATCTCCTCGATCGGGCATGCCTCGCCACGGTCGATCGCCATCGGCGGCTGATTCGGCGCGTGCTGGTATTGCACGCAGTCCCACCATGCGTCGAGCGATGGGTCCTGCAATGCCTGGGCGGCCCCAAGCCCGCTCGAAGGAACGCCAGCCAGTCCGGCCATGCCATCCCCGCGCTGTTCCTCGCCGACGGGCACGCCGGCCTTCACGAGCAACGCGAGTGCCTGAGTCGCCCATCGTTCGCCGAGCGTGGCGGGCATCTCCGTCAGGATAAAGGTCTTTCCCTTGTCGCGACCTTCGTCCTGAATGATGACTGTAATTTTGCGTCGTGACATTCATGCGTCCCGTTAGACAGGTGCGGCAGATACCGAGTTGAACGTGATCTCATACGTCTGAGGCCCGAAAATCTTTTTCGCGCCCGGCGTCGGCATGTCGCCCGTCAGAAAGCCGTTCGTGAACGTGAAGATCTTCCCGAGGCTCGGCGCGACGATGGTGGCATTCGCGGGGTAGGCGTCGGTCGCCTGATCCATCGCCTGCCGCCACTGATCCAAAAACAGATTCGAGGGTGAATTCGCCATCAAGACGAATTTGAGCTTGACCGGATACGGCGTATAGCCGCCCGACAGCAAGCCATCGACCCCCATCTGTATTTCATTCGGCGCGACGTTCTCCGTGTCGAACGCATCATCCGTCGCGTAGCCCTGTATCGGCACCGGCACCGGAAACACGGCGGGCACCGACAGGGTGAACTTGGAATTCGCGGAGGTGAGTGTTGCGGTCATGGTCCCTTACTCGATGTCGATGCTGCCCATACGGATCTGTTGCACCGCGTCGCCGTCGGTGTACCAGTAGGTGACGTTCGGCGAGCCACGCTCCGCGCGGACGGTCGCGCCCGGGTCCTCGATCTGCAGGTACCAGCCCTGAGACGTAAGGATATTCGAGATCGTGAGACCGGCCGCGGTGTTGACGGCTACGGCTTCCGATCCCGACAGAGCGACACCCGAGCGCCACGCGCCGAATGCGCCCATCGCCTGAATGTCCGGCGCAAGGCACTCCCGGATCAAATTGTATCCGGCCTGCGTGTACGGGATCGAGTTGACCTGCGTCAGAAGCTCCGCGAAATCGTTCTGAAAGCGCGCATTCCAGTAGATCTGATTCACATAGGAATCGGCCCAATCCCACGCGCCCGAGACGGAGCCGGGCTGTAGCCACTGGAACTGCGCGGTGCGCGTCGCGACGTTCGCATAGCAGTTGTACCCGTTGCCGGTGAGGTACAGGTATTCGCTCAGGTTGGACACATCGGGCGCGAGCGCCGGGCTCGACCGATACGCGAGCGTGATCCGGCCGCCGGGCTGCGTGAAGTTGATCGAGGCAATCGTGCCGCAGACGAATGCCGCATCCGACGCGCCCTGCGTCGAGCTCCACAGCGCAAACGTGCCGTTGAGTGCTTCGACCTGGGTGGCGAAGCACGCCGCGTCGGTGCCGGTGCTCGGCGTCGGATCGGAGTCGAATGCCACGTACAGGTAGGCGTCGTTCTGGCCGGCGTTCCACGTCGAGAACGCCTGCTTAATCGGACCACCGGCCGCGCCTGCGTCCGGATCGTCGATCGTCATGAACGTAGCCCAATCCGTCGACAGGCCCGTGACGGTATTCATTAGCCCGGCCGGCGTCGCGGCTGCGGCGCCCTGAGACGTAACCGCGCCGGTGGCCGCCGTAAGGTTGAGGTGCGGCGAGAGCGACGTATCGGTCGCCGCGGCGATCGTGCTATTCACCCCGACCGTCGGCGAGGTGATGACGAACGCGACGCGGAGCGAGTCGTACGTGCACACCGCGGCACTCGTGACTTCGATCGTTTCACCGACCGTCACGTCGGACGCCACGCTCACATTGTACGAACCGACGCCGCCCGTCCCGCTTCCGAATGAAATAATGGTCGTCCCGGACGTGACTCCGACACCCGTCACCACGTCACCAACGTGGAGCGCGCCCGAGGTGACGGCGCTGATGTTGAGCACCGTTCCCGAACCGCCGCTGCCGTTCGAAATCGTGCCGGTGCCGGTGAAAATTCCACCGGCCGTCTGCAAGCCCGTCGTGATGAGCGCCGCCGCATTCGTGAAGCTCGTCGCGCTCGCAAGGTTGATCGCGGCCGACGTGACCGTGCGGCCGTTGACCGCAACGGTGATCGTGCCGGAGAACGCCTGCAACTGCGCGAGCGTGAGCCCCGAGAGCGTGCCGCCCCGCAGATACGCAGCTACCGCCGAAGTGTTGTACTGCGCGAAATAGAGCGCCGACGGGATGCGCGTCCCGCCGTTGTATCCAGCGAAGTAGATATTTGCGAGCGCGGCCTGCACCGACGATGCGCCATACCACGCCGCCACCGCCGCCGCATTGCCGAACTGCCCGAGCGTGCCGATCGGCTGCGACGTGTCGCCCGTGTTGTCGAGCATGACCGTATTCATTGCCAGATCGGCCGCACCGGCCTCCAGCACTGACGGGATAACGTCGACGAACTGCGATGCCGGAATAGAGGGATTCATGCGTGAGCGTCCTATGTGCCTATGCGGGTCCGGGAATCGGAACGTCGATCATCGTCAGGTCAACCACGTCCGCATACTGTTGCGGGATCGTGGTCACGGGGTTGATCTGGAATCGCGCGTCAAGGCTCCAGCGTTCCTCGTACTGTTCTTCACCATCGACGAGCGGAATCATACGCGCGTCGTCCGCATAGAGCGGCTGAAGCGTGAACGTCGTCGCGAGAGCCGCCAGTTGCGTGCACCCGTACTCGTCTCGGAGCGTCGCGGAAAGCATATTTGCCCAATCGCACGCGGTCGGACCATAGCAATCGATCTGCACCCGAAGCTCGACCGCATCCTGTATCGCCGCCTGGATCGGGGGCTCTGTCACCTCGTCCCACAGATCCACATTCGTCATGAGGCGATTGCGGAACAACGCCTGCACCGTGACGAAACCCGGCTTTGGCATCGGGACACGGTTCGGAATGCCCTGCACCACCGATGTGGCCGGCAGGCCCGTGAGTGCAATGATGAACGCCACGAGCGGCGCGTACACCTGTTGCAGCGTCGGTGCGATCGACAGGCTCATGCCGCCACATCCGTGACGATGTTCTCGTCCTGCTGCGTCGTGATCGGCTCATCATCCTGCGTCGTGATCGTCTCGCCGCCCGGCCGATCCGTCTGCAGCACGACGTAGAGTTTCGTCCACCCCGACACCGATGGCGGCGGCGTCGGTAACTGGCTGGCCGCGGCCTGATTCGTGCCCACGTCCCACGTTTCCGGCGTCGCGGTCACGAGCCAGTTATCTACCGGCGCCCCGGAGAACTGCGGGAACTGCAACAGGTCGCCGCCGCGCGCATCCACTCGATCGATCGCCTGCGGGTTCGAGTACAGGAACACCGTCCGCGTCGTGCCCTGAATATTGAGGAATTCCATGTGCCGCAGGTCACGGCCGCTCGGCGGCTGTACCTGGCACCGCACGTTCACCGGCGCCGCATAGCTCGGTTGCTGCTGACCGGCCGCATTCACCGTGTACCCGGTCGACTGCAGGTATGCCGCCGTGATGTCCGGGTTAATGGACTGGATCGCGGCGCGGACGGTGGCGTGCAGATTCACTTGATGACCTCGAAGTCCGTCGCTCGCTGCATCACTCCCGTGTGCACGAGGCCGTGGTCGAAGCCCTTGCGCGCGACCGTGCTCGGCGCATTGTCCGCCGGCCACGTCGCGATCTTGTTCGTCAGCGCGTCCTTGATCTCGACGCCCATGAGCCTGAGCGCCTGCTCGGAATTGAAGTCGTTGTCCTTGAGGTGCTTCCCGAGGTCATCGCCCCAGTGGTCCTGCTCGGCGCGGATCATGCCGCGAAAGAACGGCCGCGCCGGGGCGAACTTCGTCCCGAACTCGTTCCAGAAGGCGACCTGTGCGACGTGCAGCCCTTCGCGCTTCGCGGTCGCGGGATACGTCGCGTTCTCTAGGAAACCCACGCGCACGCCAGTCGCGGCGCCCGTGGCCTCTTCGAGCGCTTCGAGGTAGCGCTTCAGCTTCGAGCCGCCCGAGATCTTGAGGTTGACGGCTGTCACTGCGGCCACGCATTCCACGGGAATGCGCCTCCCGCATCGCAGGGTGGGAAATACCTGGCCGACCGATACTGCGCCGTCATGCGCCAATACATCGCGCCCCATGGCGTCTGCTGCCAGTAGGACGCGGATTCCGACTTCGCCACCATTTCGCTGGCGACTGACACCGAGCCCTCGGTGGCGTTCGAGATCCGTCCGACGACACCCTGCGGCGGCTGGCCGTTCACCCCGTTCAACAGGGCCGTAATGTGCGCGACGATCAGATTCAGCAGCGATGCGCGAGTCGGCGCGTCGCAGACGACCGAGCAACACGAGTTGTTGAGGAACTGCGTCGCGTACTGAAAATTGAGGTCGAGCGCGGCCGAGGGCACCGTCGCAAACGCTGGGAACGCCGCCTGAAACGCCACGGGATCGAAAGTGACGATCCCGGGCGTCGGAGGCGTAGCAGCGCAGGCGGTGATGCCCATTCGTCCCTCAGCCTGCAGCGGCCATCGCGCGGGTCAACGCATCCTCGTCCGTCTCGACGTTCGGCCCGCCGATGCGGCCGATCTGCTTCACGCGCGGATCGTCCTTGGTCGCGAGCGCTTCGAGGCCGGTCAACAGGCTCGCGCCCTCGCGGCCCTTCGCCTTCGCGTCGGCTTCCGACCGCTCCGCGAACACGAAGCCCTTGACGACGAATTCAAGCGTCTTGTTCCGGCGGAACCACTCCTCCCAAAACGTGCGAGGGACCGGCGTCACGGCATAGGGGAACTGCCCCTGCGCGGCGCGCTTGTCCTCGCGCAGCGAGTTCGCGCCCTTCAGCGTGACGCGCTGCCCGGCCGGCGGCGGCTGGAGCAACTGCACCACCTTGCCATCCGAGTTCGTCCCGGATGACGGCTCCAGCAATTCCAGAATGATGCCGTGCGGGAGCTTGCACCCCACCATCACGACATCGGCTGACTTGGACGGATCGGACTTCTGTGGCTCGGCCATGTGTGTACCTCGTTAGTTGATCGGCTCGACGAAACTGGAAATACGGACGACGGCGTTGCAACGGCAGGCCGTCTCCATGGCGACCCACGGCGTGCCCACGAGGCCGCCCGGGTTGCCGCTGTACGCATAGCCGGTGGCTGGATCGGCGAACACTTGCTGCCCGGCCTGCGCTCCGAACGGGAACACCGTCAGGAAATCACCGGCCGCGGCCAGCACACACGGCAAGCCCGCCCGCAGGATGAAGCCTCGCACGAGCGCGCCTGGCGGCGTCGGGGTGCAGCGGTTCCAATCCCACATGCGCGTGATCGGCAGCACGAAGCCGAGCAAGCCGACAGCCGTGTCGCCGAACGTAACGATCGACTCGCCACCCTGCGTCGTGATCTGCGCGCCCGCGTCGGTCGTGATGCCCTGCTGTCCGGTCGGGGTGTTCGTCACCTCGCCGGTATCAGGGTCGGCCCACCCGAATATTCCAAGCTGTACACCGTTCGGCCCGGCGGTGAGTTGGCCGGCGCCGCTCACGATGTTCGCGAACGGCTGGCGGCCGTATCCGATAGCCGCCGGCCAATTGAACGGCGTCCCGGAGCCTTCGAGCCTCCCCGGTGTTACTCCCCCGCGCACGGTGAGTGGCGCACGGCTCAGCCGAGCATCGACACTTGCAGGAACCGGCGGTACCAGATCGCGCCGTAGCCGCCGGACGAACGCTTCTGACGCCACGAACTCGTGTCGACGACCATGTTGTGCGCCATGAGCTTCGACGCGAACGCGCACTCCACGGTGCGGTGCCCCTCGATCTCCTCGACGATCAACTGCACCAACTGACCGGCGGTATTGTACGGGGGGCCATACTCCGGCGCGGTCTCGATGCGCAGATTCGGGAAATTCTGCTTCAGCAGCATCTTGACCGAATTCGTGTTGTACGTGGTGATGTACTCCAGCGCGACGGCGTTCTGCGGCGACAGCGCTAGGACCATCTTGTCATCGAGCCGCACCACTCCCTGCGACTGCTGCTGCAGTTGCACGAACATCCGCACCACGTCCTGGTAGATCGTGTTCGCGGTCGCGGACGAGCTCGTCAGCCACGAGTACGTCGGCGTGAGCGACGGCGGCAGGTACGGGTCGTTGATCAGCCCGTAGTTCTGCAGGTTCGTCACCCCATAGAAGTACATGAAATTTAGTGCCTTCATCAGCGCCAGCGCATTGGCCGACTGCTGCTGACTCACCCAATCGAGCTTGGCGAGCCCGAACCGCCCGACTTCGCGCTGCCCGTACTGCAGGAACGACTGAAACAGGAAATTCTGCCGCTGCGGGAAGTTCACGTTAACGTTCGTGCTGCCGGACTGGCTATAGTCTCCGTACGCCGACGTGTCGCCGACCGCTTCCGCAGTCAGGAACATCGCGGTTTCGGTGAGCCAATCGCCTTTCATCGTCTCGCCCGTAATGACGGCGGCCATCATCGGCGACACGAGGATCGCGATCACCTTCGGGTCGACCCAGTTCGCGAGGAACCACGGAATGCCGGCCGACGCGACCGTACTCAGTTCCGACTGCGCGTAGGTCGGCGGCGCGTCCATCGCGAGCGGCTGGCCGTCGAGCGCGATCGGCGCGCCCCGCAGCATGTCCACGAACCGCAGAAGCCGCGACGGCGGGTCCTCGGCGCGCGAGGCGTCAAAGGCGATGCCGTGCTCGGACTTGAGCCGGCGAAAGATCGCCTCGGAATGACCGGCCCGAACGGCTTCGGCGAGGAGCTTCGTGTTGTACTGAGTGCGCATGTCGTCCTACTCCAGAATGTTTGCCGATTGCCTCAGAGCCAGCTCGAAATCCGGCCGAGCTTGCCCTGCGTCGCGACGAAGGTATTCGTCGACGTGACGAGCGGCCCGACGCTGACGAGGTAGGTGCCGGTGGTGCCGAGCGCGCCGCCCGATGCGGTGCTAGTCAACTGTTCGAGCACCTGCACGTTGAGGCTCGCCGACAGGCCGCCGCCGCCGGTGGCCGAGAGCCACTGCCCCGGAGCGAGCGTGCCCGACGCGACCGCCGTGACCGTGAGGACACTGAACTCCGACGGCGCCACCGGGACCGCGAGCGAGCCCGTGAAATCGCAATCGGCCGTCACGCTCTCCGCAACGTAGTAGTTCGATTCCTGCACGCCGTAGTTCGCGATGGCCTGGGAGGTCACATTCGCGATGGCGGTCCCGTCAAGGTTGGCGAGGTTCCACAGGTGCGTGCCGGAGCCCGTGCCGTCCGCGCTCGCGATGTAGGTCCCTGCCGGGATGCCCGCGCCGGTGATGATCTGGCCGACAGCGAGGGCGCTGCCGCTCTGATCCGCGTCCGTGGTCGTCAGCACACTCGACGTGATCGCGCCGGCCGTGTTCGCACCCACGACGCTGTTGCCGCTGGCGTTGCTCGACAGCGCGCCATAGAGCGGGTCGAAATACACCTTCTGCCCGGCGGTCGCCCCGGCCGTGAACAGCCCGAGGAAATCACCCTGCGCGTACAGCGTCACCATGTCACCCTCGACGATCGCGAGCGACGCGACCCCGAGGAAATTCGTGATTACCGTCTGGCCTTCCCGGTGCACGAAGCCCGAGAAGCTGTTCGGCTGGTAATAGTTGCTCACGAGCTTCGTCGCCGGATTTGCCCACGCGCCGTTACCGACGAGCACCGTTGCCGGCGTAGCCGTGAAGCCCCACGAGCCCGCGACGACGTTGGCGCGAATGTTCGCGCCGGAGAAATCGCCTGCGACACCCTTCGGCAGCGCGTTGTTCACAAACGACTGGAAGCCGTCGCCGGAACCCGGGCCGACCATGAGTGCGAACGGGCCGCCGATGAGCGACGACACCTTGCCCTTGAGCAACAGAGTCAGAAAATGGATCAGGCTAAACATGGTCACGCTCCCGTTTGGATTCCGTCGCTCGTCAATTCGTCAGTTCGCCTGCGGCCCGAAAAGCGCGTTGATGTCCGTCAGATTCGACGTGACCGCATCCTGGGCAATGGCCGGCGACGCCTTCGGCTTGCTGCGCTCGACCGCCATGTCGACCAGCGCGCCGAGCGCCGAGTCATGCACGCCGTCGTGCGACACCTTCGCGTGCTTCAGCGCGAAGCGATAGATCTCCGGCGCGGAGTCGAGTGCCACCGAGACGACACCGACGATCGGGCGCACCTTCTCGCGCGCCACGGCCGCATCACGCGAGCGCGCACGCTCGGCCTCGACGGCGCCACGCACCGCCTCGCTGAGTTCGTCTTTTGTCACGGCGTCTGCTCCACCCTGTTTGATCGAATTGAAGTCGCGGCGGTGGTCCGGATTCGCGTCCTTCGCGCCGCGATCACTCGCGCGCTTGGCGCGGTCGGCGGCACGCTTGTCGCGCGCGGCCTTCCGGTCCTTAGCTTCCGGCTCGTCGCTCTCGCCATCGGACGCGGCCTCGCGCTCGTCCATGGCCGCTTCGCGGGCGTCCATCGCATCCTCGCGCTCGTCGCGGGCTTTCTTGTCCTGCGCGGCGCTGTCCTTGGCGTCCTTGGCCGCCTTGTCCTTCGCGCGCTTGTCCTTGGCACGCTTGCGGTCGCGCGCCTTCTCGTAGGCGGCCTCGCGATCCTTGTCGTCGAGTTCCGCGTCGGCGCCCTCGGCCTTGCGCTTCTCCTCCAGCGCCGAATCCTCGCACGCCTTCATTTCCTCGGCGTCGAGCGAAATCACCGACTCGGCCGGCGTCTCGCCGAGCATGCCGTCGAGCGCGACCGAAACGCGGCGCGTGTCCGTACCCGCCGGGAGGCACGAAGCAATCACGGCGGCGATGGTGGCGGAAAGGGTTTTCATGCGGCGGAACTCCGTAGGATTGCTGTCGGCGACGTGGACATCCGGCCCAACGCGCCCTTCTGAAACGATCGCGACGTGATTGCCGCGAATGTTGACCATGCGGCCGTCATACTGCTGACCGCCCCACGCGCCTGGCTGCATGTCCGCGTCGTACCGATACGCCGACGACAGTTCGCGCTGTTGCCGGCTCTCGATCAGCTTGATTGCTTCCGCCGTGAGTACCGTCAGCGGTCGCGCCACAAGATAGGGCGCTTCCCATGTGACCTGGCCGATGGTCCCTACCCACAACTCGCGTTTCGGATCGCCCGCGTCGATCGGCTCGTGCCGGATGAGTAGCGGCTTGCCCTCGAAGGTCGGCGCCGCCTTTTCGAGTTCCTTCGGGTCCCGAAACAGCCGGTACGTCCGATCCGGGTCGAGCCCCAACGCCTGCCAGTTCGGAATCTCCCTGCCCTTGTACGGGCAGATGTTCGCTTTGCTGATGCGAGATTCTTCGACTCGCATATGCCCGTCGGCATCGATCGAGCGCAAAGAACGGTCGAGAGCGCAGAGGATTTGCGTCCTGCGTTCCCGACCGGAGATCTGCAACATGGCTTGGCTTCACACTTGGCTCGCCCGAGGGGGTAGCTCGGATTCCGGAGCCAAGGAAAGCACCGCTCGCGCGTAGGATCAACAACTTTCGCATTCGTAACGTTGTTGTTGATCCTTCGCGCAGACTTCGCTATTAGCTACGCTCTTTTCCCGAAGCCGCTTGGAATCACCGAGCGAGACGAGCACCGACAGTTTATAAGCTCGCCCGGCTGCACCCGCCGACCTTCGTCGCTGTCGTACATTCCGTCAGCGATTTTGAAGCGCTTCCCGTCCATCCGTACATGCGTCGGACGCGGCACCTTGCCTGCATGGCTGTGCTGCCAAATCGCCTCCGTGATGCCTAGCTCCGCGCGGCGCGCGTTCTCAAGTGTCGCTTTCGACTTGTTCACCTGGTCGCGCGCGATCAGCGCGGCCCGCCGGTACGTCACCCCATAGCGCTTGCGAATAGTCGTCGAAAGGGTGTGCATGTCGCCACCTTTCGTGACTGCTGACCAGACGGCAGACTCCACGTCCTTTGCAAACTCGCGCGGAACAGATCGAATTAGATTCACGTTCTCCGCTACCACCGCACGGAATGCGGACAACTGGCGCACGGTCGGCCGGAAGCGGACCGTGAATCCCGCCTCCCTCATCCGTCTCCGTATCGCAGCATCGGTGTAGCGCTGCGTTCGTCCGGCGAAACTTTCGGCGATGTCGGCGGATAAAGCGTCGAAGCGTTTCGTCCACCGGCGCCCCCACATCCGCATGATCGTCCGCAGCACTACGATCGGATCATCATCGAGCGCTAGCCTATCGGATGCCGGGCGGTAATGCTTCCGAAGCTGTTGCAGGATGTCAGCGGCCATCCGCTGCGCGAGGTCGGCCAACTGGCGTCGATACCACGCGCGCACGCCTTCGTTGCCGACGACGGCGCGCAGCACTACCTCGCCGGATTGCGCCGCGGGTCTCACTCCTCCCCCGGGTCCTCCGGATCATCGTCTGATTCCGGCGGGTTGAGTTCCGCGTCCGCTAGCGCGTCGTTGCGCTCTTTGAGTTCGGCCGGCATTTCGGTCGACAGGTTGTTATAGCCGCTGTCCGGGTCGAGCACGATCCGCTCGCGCACTTCTTCCGGCGAGACCACTCCGCCATCGATGTATACGCCATCCATTTCGCTCTGCGTCTTTTTCACGCGCGCCAGCGCTTCGCCCGTGAGTTGCTTCAGCGGCACATAGTCGAAAACGATATCCGGATCGATCTTGCCGAAGCGATTGAGTTGCAGGATGTGCAGCACCTTCGTCAAATGGTCGCCGTAGAGTTGTTCCTGTCCGGAGTTCACCCAATCGTGGAACACCTCGATTTCCGAATCGCTCGACGCATTGAGCCCGGCGGGGGTGATGCCCGTCAGTATCACGAGCGGCAAGTGCGTCGGCGCCGCCTGGTGTTCCTGAGACTGCGCCTGCAGTTCTGACAGCCCCGCCAGCGTCACGGTTAGCTGATTCAGCATCTCCGTTTCTTTGTCCGTGACAAAGATTCCCTGATTGTCGCGGGTCCGCAGGAACAACTGAATGCGCTGCAGTAATTGGTTCGATCCGTTAAGCGACCCCTGCAGCATTTCATCCATATCCGTTTCAAGGAAAATGATGGAGAAATTGCTAATCAGCCGATTCACATCGCCGACCGTCTTTAGCCAGCGGTCCACGTACGGCTGTATGAGTTGCGACAGGGAGATCCCGCCGAAGTTGTAAGCGGGCTTGATGATGTCCGGCACTTCGCGCGAGACGAACCGCAGCACGCGCGAGGCGTGGACCTTGCGGCCGAGCATCATCCACGAGTCCGGCTTATAGAAATCCGGCATCGTCGGATCGTTCGAGTTCCACACGAGCGGCGTCATCCACATCGGCTCGACCGCGGTAAATCCGTTGAGCGAGCCTCGCGTGATGGTCTTTTCATCGATCACTAGCGGCAGGTCTATTTGCGTTTCCTGCCCTTTGATGTCGACGAACAGAAACCCCATGCCGAAGAACCCATCGAGTTCCGTGACGCGCCGGAATAGCGTCTGCACCTTGAACTCTTCTAGGTCCTCTTCGAGTTGCTTGATCTCCTCCGCCTTATCGGCGCGGCTCTTCGATTTGAGCGCAATCCATTTGCGCGTCATTTCCTTGGCTGTCGTCTCGACTGGCTGGCGGAACTCCGAGCGCTGCGCGATCTCCGCGAGGAACGGATAGCCGGGGAAGTACAGCCCGAACGACCCGAGGCCCGCTGCGGTGTTGAGAAAGTTGCCATTCGGATAGTTGCCGCCGGCATCGTCCATGGCGAGCTTCGGCTGCGAGCCCCACACCGCATCGGGGATCGTTGGCAGCGCTAGCGGGTACTTGTATGGATCTTTCGGCTTCGGGATCTCCATCCCGGGCGGGATCTCAAAGCGCGGGCGCTTGGCCGGCGGCTTCTCGGAGGGTGCCGCAGGAACGGACGCGCGGCGAAACGGCCAGAAGTTCCACATGGCGATCCCCTAAAACAGTTTTCCGAAACGACGTTCGGCTTCGGCGACGAACTCTGTCCCGATGTCGAATCCGAACTTGATGATCTCACGCACGGGCAACTGATCGTAATAGCCGCCAGCCAGAAGCCCGTGCACCGCGACGCCGGATGCCGCGAGTACCGCGCTCTTGCGTTGCTCCGCGGATTCCTGCTGTTCCTCCGGTGTCACTTGCGCCCGCCTGGCGCGAAGCTCCCGGCGTTCACGTTCGGCTGTCCGGCGACGACCGAATTCGTTCCCGAGCGGTCTCCCGGGTTGAGGCCCCCGACCCGCAGGTAGTGTCCCGCCGGGTTTGCCTTCCCCTGATCCACTCCGCTGATGCGGCCCGCGTTACGCGAGGCGTAGAACTCCCGCGTGCCCGCCTTCTCTCCGTGCTCCGCTTCCATGTTGCGGAGGATCTTTTTGCCCTTCGCTGTTAGCGGCATATCAAAACTCCTGAAGCATTTCGTCGGTGATTACCATCGGCCCACGGCGCGGAGCGTACACCATCATGACCGCATCCGCTAAGTTCGGCGACGGCATGCCTTCGGGTTGCTTATCGATCAGCAGTTTCCCGGAGGTGTCTTGCTTGTAAATCGGTTGGCTCAGTTCTACTAGCAATTTCTTAAGCATCGGGAGCGACGGCTCGAACGAAACTATGCGATCCGGGTTGTGCTTCTCTCCGCGCACTGCAAGGTGCGTGTTGTAAACGCATATGCGCAGCCACCACCATGCTTGCGCTTTGAAGTTCTTAAAGAAATCCTCATTCTTTCGGCCCTCGACCATTTCCTTTCGCGGATCGAGCACCGCGCCCGATCCTCGATGGGATTCGATCGCGATCTGAAAGGCCGGGTTGCGGCCCTCGTTAATCTTGCGGGCATCGCCGCGCACACTCGCGCCGAGCCCGTCGGCGTCATAGCGCAGTCGTCTCGCACCGTAGGTGTCGCATCCGAGGAACGCGCGCTCCGCCGTCGCGTACGGATCAGAGCCCACCCCGCTCCATTGTTCTAGCCCGATCAGTTCGATGCCGTGCACCGTCGCTAGCGCATTGCGGTCCGGTCCCTGATCCGACACGTCGAGCGCCGCTCGAATCTCCCCGGTTCGCTTGATGCCGAGCTTCTGAGCGGCGCCCACGCACGACGCGACCCACTCGGCAGGGATGACGATGCACTCTACCGACGCCTGGAAATTGCAGTCTAGTTCCTGCGCCGTGATCACCGGCCCCCATTGCTCGCGGAACTTGTCGTAATCATCCTGCGTCATGCGCGGGTTATCGCGCCAATGAAAGTCGAAGCGCTGGCCGTTCTCCAGTATCGATTTTTGATGAGCGCGTTGCGCGAACGTGTTCTGCATTCCGCACACCGACGAGGCATCCTGTCGGCACTGAGTATTTTTCGACAGCGCCGCATCGACCATTTCCCCATGCTCTAAGTACGCGGCTTCGTCGACGAAATAGATACTCGTCCGGCCGCCGCGTCCGATGTTGTCGCCGATCTCACCGATGATCGTGCTGCGCGTGCCTGGTATCGCGATGCGGCGCTCGAAGCTATGTAAGCGCGGATCGTAGTCCGATCGGAACTCCTCGGGGATGCCAGCGAGATACGTACGGCCCTTTTCGAATATCGAACCCATGTCGCCGCGCCAGTCCACCTTTTCCTTTTTGAACGACCCCCAGCCGATCGCCATGTCGTCGAACAGCAGAGCGAGCGACGTCGACACCGCCACGATGAGCCATGACACACCGACGTCGCGGCTCTTCACCGTCATGCCGTATCGGCCCCGTCGCCAATTGTCGATAGTGAACTCGACCCATTCGCGCTGCCGCGTGTCGAGTAGGAACGGCAGCACCACCGGCGCACCTCGACCGACGTTGCGCGGGTCGACAGTGATGCCCCAGTCGTTTATGAAATCGGCGACGTGCGTCCGATAGTAGCGCCTAATCGCCGGCACCTTCTCCGGGTGCTCCCTGATCCATTTCAGTCGGCGGATGCGTTCGCGAGCGGCGTCCTCGTAAACGTCACCCGCCGGGTTTACTGCGCTCACGCTCACATCGCTCGCAAACCATCGTCGATCGCTGCGGGAGCGCCGGCACGATCTGCCATCCCTCGATGCGAAGCTCCGGGTCTAGGTCCCAAAAGTGCGTCTCGCACAGCACGCGGCCCTCGAAGTTCCACCAAAGTACCGCCGGAGCTTCGGCGCTCATGCTTCGGTCGAGTCCGCCGGCTTCTGAGACAGCGCGATCAGAGCGTCCGCGTACAGCAGCGCGGTTGATACGAGTTCCAAACTGTCCGCAGGTTCGTCCATATCGCTGCTAGCGTATACACCCGACAGGATGCCGCTCAACAGCGACGCGCCGATCGCCATCCGCTGCTGTTGCTGCATCATTCGGATCTGCGCCTCGCGAGCTACGGCCTGTTGCGCCGCCTGCGCAGCTTGCTTCTGCGCGTCTGTCAGCGTCTCCCTCACGGCACCGGCCACCGCGCTCCCGTTCTTTGCATCGTCGCTCATCGTGTTACCCCTTCGGCTTGCTGAGCATGTTGAGATAGACCGACATCGATTCCTCGTCCGTCGCTTCGACGTTGACTTGCGCGATCGGAATAGGCCCATAGCCCGGCCCGGATATCTCTGTGTGCGCGAGATCCGGAACACACTTCGCAAGCAAACCGAGCGCCGCCCGCACTTGGGTGCTCTCCATCTTTCGCCGCGACAGAACGTGATTCTGAAGCGCGTTTATCAGCATCGACGCCCGGATCTTTTCCCGCACCATGTCCTGGTGGCGAGGGTTAAGCCGGGCTCGGCTCTTGCGAGGTGATTTCGATTCCATAGGGCCTGAATCTGTCTGCGACATATGAATATCCGAACTTGGAAACCCACAACTTGACTATTCTGCGCTCGACTGGCAATCCGGACCGCCATATGTCCCGGATTCTGTTGCACTTTGCAGATCTGACTCCCTGATGTGCTTCTACTTCGTGAGCGCGGACGCGGGAGCCGGTTCCCTTCCCAACGTAGAAGGCTTCTCCCGTCCTTGGGTCTACTAGGTGGTAGACGTACCAGCGGAGCGATTCCACGGTCAGCGCCTCCGGATCTGGCGGGACAGTCCCATGCGGTGAGCTTTGGCGTATAGCTGGTAAAGCCCTACCCCTAACTCGTCGGCGAGGGATTGCAGAGTGCGGCCGTCTCGGGCGGCGATGTACTTCTCCCTGAGCTTGGCCGTCATTTCGTCGGTCCATGTGCCGGGAGGGTGCAGGGTTAGGGTATCCGTCATTGCAGCGCGCTCCGTACTGCCCACCATGCCCGCCGGATACGATTCCGTATCCATTCACGCGCGAGGCGCCAGCGGGAGGCGGGCTCGGCCGTCACCACCGTGCCGCCTCGGACATCGATGACGACCAGCGGCGTGGTGCTCTCGGACCCGTCAGCGTGAAACTCGTTGTTGTAGATGATCGTCCCGGGCCGACTGTCGCCCCCGAAACTCGGCGATACCGTGAACTCGACAACTTTCAATGACGATCTCATCGGTGGACGCTCTCGACGAGGGTAGCTATCGCGGCCAGTAACAGCACGACGGCTAGGATGCCGATCAGTGCGCTGACCACGGCCTCGGCTTCATCGTCCCGGTCGTTCATCCGCCATCCCTCGCTAGGTCCTCGTGTAAACGTCGCGTCGACAATGCAACTTCGAGTTGCCGGATGCGGTCCGTCAGACGGATCTGATTCCGCAGCAGCATTTCCTTTTCGGCGACCAGCCGCCGGCACGTCGCGAGCGCCACCGCCATGGTCTCGCTGGCTTTGAACGCATCCGGCAGCATCATGCCGAGTTTGCGCAGCGCGTCGACCAAACCATCCTCGACGGTCTCACGCTTCGATTCGTTCTCCCGGATCGAATCGCTCAACAGCATTACCGAGTTCGTGACGGCGCGCAACTGGCGCACCACCTCGCGGTTCGTGACCGTCTTGACGGTCGGCAGTTTCTTCGTCACAGGTGGTTCCCCTGTAGGTGCTGGCGCCTGGCGTAGTGCGCTATCAAAAGCGCTTCGGCTACGTTGGTGTCTTTCTTCCGCGCGAGCGTCGCATCCGGCCATAGCGTGCGCGCGAGTTCGAGCGACTTCGACTTGTCGCTGTCGAGAAGCATCGCCCGTTTCCATTTCTGCGGAGTGACGAGCCAGATCGGATAGCCCATACACCGCAGTGCCCCAAGGACCGACCCGAACCCAACGCCGAATGAGAACGTCGACGTGACGCCTTGCTCAGGCATCGCGTGCACGCGCTCGACGTAGCACATGACCTCCCAATCGGTCTCCGGCAGTGAGTGCCGCACACTGCGCCATAGCGAAGCGCCGTCGATCCACGCCGTTCCGGCATTGCGGATCACCGGCAGC